TTGTTTTCTTCAGGTATAGTTTGGGCACCGGACCGGCGATGGGCACACGAGGTCATCGAAGAGTGTAACGACTTTCCAAGCGGAAGCAACGATGACTTGGTGGACTCCACGACGCTAGCCCTTCTACGGTTCCGGCAGGGCGGATTTATTAAGCTTCCATCTGATGAGCCAGAACCGACGAAGTGGTTCAAGAGCCATCGGCGAGAAGGGTACTACTAGGAGTTTTTAAATGGCAGCGAATATGGATAAGGGTCTCTACGAAGCTCCGGTAGGCATTGCTGCCACTGAAGAGCCTGCTATCGATATCGTAGTTGAAGATCCGGAGAGCATGGAGATTGGCATCGATGGAATGACCATCGAGTTTGAGAAAGCTGAGAATACTGCTCAGGACTTTGATGCGAACCTCGCTGACTCGATGAGCGAGAACGACCTGCAATCCTTATCTAGTGAACTCCTCGGTAAGTACGACCAAGACCTCGCTGACCGTAAAGAATGGCTTGATACTTACGTCAAAGGGTTGAAGATCCTAGGCATCCGATACGAAGAGCGCACGGAGCCGTGGCCCGGTGCGTGTGGCGTGTTCCACCCGCTGCTGATGGAGTCGGCGGTCAAGTTCCAGTCCGAGACAATCATGGAGACATTCCCGGCGGCAGGGCCGGTGAAGACCAAAATTATTGGTAAGGAGACTCCGGAGAAGAAAGACGCTGCGATCCGTGTCTCTGATGATATGAATTATCAGTTGACCGAGATAATGAAGGAGTATCGGCCGGAGCATGAGCGACTTCTCCTCAGCCTCGCCCTTGCGGGTAATGCGTTCAAGAAGGTGTATTACGACCCGTCGTTGGGTCGTCAGACCGCTGTATATATCCCGGCTGAAGATATCGTTGTGCCGTATGGCGCAGCTAACTTGGAGACATCCGAGCGTGTTACGCACAAGATGCGTAAGACTGAGAACGAGGTTAAGAAGCTTCAGTACGCCGGGTTCTATCGTGATATTGATCTGGGCGATCCGATTCGCACGATGGACGAGGTGGAGAAGCAGAAGGCTGAGGATCAAGGGTTCTCGGCGTCGATGGATGATCGGTTCCAGTTGCTTGAGATGCACGTCAATCTGGACCTTGCTGGGTATCCGGACGTTGACGACGACAACAACGAGACCGGTATTGCATTGCCTTATGTGGTGACGATTGAAAAGGGTACGGGGACGGTTCTAGCCATTCGCAGGAACTGGAAAGAAGATGACAAACTCAAACAAAAGCGACAGCACTTTGTTCATTATGGTTACATCCCCGGATTCGGGTTCTACTACTTTGGTCTCATCCACCTTATCGGCGGACACTCTAAGGCAGCTACATCTCTTCTTAGGCAGCTTATCGACGCAGGAACACTCAGCAACCTTCCGGGTGGTCTCAAGTCACGCGGGCTTAGAATTAAGGGAGACGATACGCCTATTGCTCCGGGAGAATTCCGCGACGTAGATATCCCATCGGGTGCGATCCGCGACAACATCCTCCCCCTTCCCTACAAGGAACCGAGCCAGACTTTGGCTCAGTTGATGGACCGAGTGGTCGAGGAAGGACGCCGTTTTGCTGCGGTGTCGGATCTAAAGATCAGCGATATGTCTTCGCAGGCTCCGGTCGGTACTACGCTTGCTGTGTTGGAGCGTGTGCTGAAGGTCATGTCGGCTGTGCAGGCTCGCGTGTACTACACGATGAAGCAGGAGTTCAAACTCCTCGCGGGAATCATCCGAGACTATACGCCGGAGGAGTACAGCTACGAGCCGGAGGTTGGCGACCGCAAGGCAAAGAAGTCTGACTACGATAACGTCGATGTCCTGCCGGTGTCCGATCCGAATGCGGCCACAATGTCGCAGAAGATTGTGCAGTACCAAGCGGTGTTGCAGCTTTCACAAACGGCTCCGCAGATCTACGACATGCCGTATCTGCACCGTCAGATGATCGAGACTTTGGGCGTCAAGAACGCATCGAAGATTATTCCGATGACAGACGATATGAAGCCGCGAGATCCGATCACTGAGAATATGGACGCGATGGTCGGCAAGCCGATGAAGGCGTTCATGTATCAGGATCACGACGCCCACTTACAGGCCCACATGTCGCTGATCCAAGACCCGAAGATCATGCAGTTTATTGGGCAAAGCCCGCAGGGTCAGGCGATTATGGGTGCGCTCATGGCGCACGTTATGGAACATACGGCGTTCAAGTATCGCCGTGAGATCGAGAAGCAGTTGGGTGCAGCGTTGCCCCCGCCGCCGACCGAAGAGGGCGAACACGAGTTGCCGCCTCAAGTTGAAGTTGAACTGTCCCGTCTCGCAGCGGAAGCAGCCTCGCAACTTCTTCAGAAGGACGCTCAGGAAGCCCAAGCTCAACAGGCCCAACAGCAGATGCAGGACCCGCTCGTGCAGATGCAACAGATGGACCTGCAAATCAAACAAATGCAAGCTCAGACCAAACAGATGCAAGTCCAGATGGATATGCAACTTAAGCAGGCTGAATTGCAGCGCAAACAGCAGAAAGACCTTATCGACGCTGCTGCTAAAGAAGATGAACTGCGTCTCCGACAAGCGGAGATTGCTGCACGAACTGAACTCGACGCTGCCCGTCTTGGTGTGGACATTGAGAAGCACAAGACAGACGTTGAGGTACAGAAGATGGTCGAGGGGGCGAAGCTTCGGCTTACCGCTGCCCGAGGCCAAGAAACGGAGATATCACCGCAACAGGAGTAATACATGGCGTACGGAAACGCTCTTTCATACTTGGAATCAAAACTCCAAGAAGAGCGCACATTGATTGTTGAAGCCCTAATCCAAGGCAAATTGGATGAGGGTGAATACAAAAGGCTTTGCGGAGCGTTACAGGGTCTCGACCTCGCAAAGAACCACATTAAAGACCTTGCAAAACGCTTGGAGCGCGACGATGAGTAATATTGATATTGAGAAGACACAGGAAGAAGCGAAGAAGGCTTCACAACTTCCGGACCCGAAAGGGTATCGAATCCTCTGTGCGGTTCCGCACGTTGAAGAGGAATATGAAGGCGGGATTATCAAGGCTGAGGACACCAAACGAACCGAGGAACTAACTACGGTTGTTCTGTTCGTTATCAAGATGGGTGACCTTTGCTACAGCGATAAGGACCGCTTCCCAACCGGAGCTTGGTGTAAGGAGGGCGACTTTGTGTTGACCCGCCCCTATGCCGGTACCCGATTGGTTATCCACGGACGTGAGTTCCGCATCATTAACGACGATACGGTTGAAGCGGTGGTCGATGATCCCCGTGGTATTCGTCGCGTTTAAGGAGTGAATCATGACTGAACAGACTGAATTTAAATTTCCCGACGAGACTGAGATCCCGTCCCAGCCTGAACAAAAGGCTGAAGCCGTTGTCGAGGACGACTTTAAAGTCGAAATCGAAGACGATACCCCGCCAGAAGATCGAGGCCGTAAGCCGCTACCTAAAGAGGTAGTGCAGGAGCTTGAGAAGGACGACCTTGAGGACTATTCCGAGAAGGTTAAGAAACGCCTCTCTCAGATGAAGAAGGTGTGGCATGACGAGCGCCGTGCCAAAGAGTCTGCCCTCCGTGAGCGTGAAGAAGCTCTCCGCTTTGCACAGGCTCGTGAGGAAGAGATCCGGCAATTACGACAGAAGGTCACCGTTGGACAACGTGCCTACGTCGAAGAGGCATCGAAAGCCGCTGCTAACAATCTCGGGATGGCTAAGGAGCAGTTCCGTAAAGCTTACGAAGCAGGTGACGCTGACAAGATTGCCGAGGCTCAAGAAGCTATCACTCAAGCCACGATCCGGCTTAAAGAGGTAGAAAAGTTTAAGCCTGCTTTACAAAAGCAGGAATCGAGTGTACAACAGGTCCAACAGGCTAGGGTTCCAGACCAAGCCCCTGTTCAGATTGCCGATACAAAGGCAGAAGAATGGCGGGAACGTAATACTTGGTTTGGCGCAGACGAGGAAATGACCGCCCTCGCACTTGGCCTGCACGAAAAACTGGTCAAGTCGGGCATTGATCCGCGTAGTGACAAGTACTACAAAGAGATTGACTCGACTATGCGTAAGCGATTCCCCGAGGCTTTCGAGGACGACGCTGAGCAAACGACGGAGGCGGCTCCCAAACAGGAGAAGCCACGCGCACAAAAAGCAGCCAATGTTGTGGCTCCGGTAACGCGGGGAACCGCGCCGCGTCAGGTCCGCCTGACACCGACTCAAGTTGCGATTGCCAAGAAGCTTGGTATCAGCAATCAAGAGTACGCACGTGAACTAATGAAGATGGAGGCTAACTAACATGGCTGAGAATAGACTCGCTCGCGAACTTGAAAACCGCGAATCGGCGCAACGCAAAATGGCGTGGACTCCGCCGCAGACGCTCCCTGAACCGGAGCCGAATGATGGTTGGGTGTTCCGTTGGATTCGGACCAGTATTATGGGTCAGGCTGATCCCTCTAATACGTCCGCAAAGTTTCGGGAAGGTTGGGAGCCGGTTAAGGCTTCTGAACAACCCAAGTTGATGATGCAAGCTGATCCCAATAGTCGTTTTAAAGACAACATTGAGATTGGCGGGTTGTTGCTCTGTAAGGCTCCGGCTGAACTGATGAAGCAGCGTGATGACTATTACGCCAAGCAAGCTCAGTCTCAGATGCAGTCTGTAGACAATAACTTCATGAGACTAAACGACGAACGTATGCCGCTGTTTAACGACAGAAAGACTACGGTCTCGTTTGGTAAAGGCAAATAAATTCACTTTTAGGAGTATCAAATGGCTTATCCCACTGTTGATGCACCTTACGGTTTGAAGCCGGTCAATCTGATCGGTGGACTTCCGTTTGCGGGTGCTACGCGACA